GATAGTTCCCGTACCCCCGCTGACGGTGAGGTTGCCGCTCGTCGTCCAATTTCCGCCCAGATAGCGGCTGCTCGGCACATTCCACGTCACCCCAGACGCAGGAAGCGTGATGTTGGCCGCGTTTCCCGAGGTGTCGTACCACGTCAGCCCGCCACCAGCCTGACCAGCGTCGGGGGCGAGGAGGAGGCCGAGGCGGGTGATACTAACCGAAGCAATCGTGAACTCGCACGCATCTCCGATACCGTTGTAAAACGTAAGTGCCGCAGAAGAATCGGCAGCAGTTGCCGTTAGTACGATTGAGTTAGAACCAGCCGTAACCGTTGGCTGATTGGAGCGACTTCCGCCAGACGTAGAGTTCCCAAGGAGAACGATTGGAGCGGTGCCAGACGTGAGGGTCGCCGTGAACGTGACGAGGAACTTTTGACCCGCCGCAACGCTGAAGGCCGGACGTGAGCCAGCAAACGCTTGCGTTCCCGCCGTCTTGATAACGTGAAATCCGGTAGCACTCGCGCCGTCGAAGGTTCCGTAAGCCGTGCCTCCATTGACGAACGTGCTGCTGTTCAGCGCCGTGTTGCTCGCCGTGTTGTAATCGCTCCCCGCAGGCACGCCCGCCTCGTACAACGCGACCACCTCGGCGGCGGACAGGGCGCGGTTGTAGGGATACACCGGATCAATCGTCCCAAGGAAGATGGACGACCCGCCACCATTAGCACCAATCTGCGAATCAACCGCCGTGTAGTTGTAACTGTCGCTCGTCGTACCAGCAGCGATGCCGTTGATGTAGTAGGTTCCGGTCGTGCCGCTGCGGACGTAGCCAACAAGAGTCCACTTGCCAGCAGTCAGCGTGGTCGTCGAAACGGCCAAATCAGCCGAGCCATACTTTCCAACAACCAACGCGCCGCTGGTGTTGACCGAGAAAACAAACGCTCCGGTGCCGCCGCCAATAATTGAGCGAGCAGCGGAAAAACTCGTTACGTTAATCCAAGTAAAAACGGAGAAGTCGGTGGAGGCAAAAGCCGCCACGCTAACAGTAGCGTTGGCCGTCCCATCAAACACCAACCCCTGACGCGCCGCACGCGCCGCAATGCTCGAGCGAGCATTCGGGCCACCGACGCCGAACGTCAGGTTTGGAATGGAGAACGTGTTGAGCGAATCCGTCCACGACGCATTCGTGCCGTCGGTCGTGAGCAGCTCTCCCGAATTGCCAGTCTGCGACGGCAGCGTGCCGCTTGGGCCAGCGCCCCAGGTGCCGTCAGCGCGCAGGATGTTTTGCGCGGAGACGTCGGCTGCGGACGGCGCCGGGACGACGCCACGATAGCCGGATCCGAAGACCGGCGGCATGTTGCCGAGTACGTTGCTCATGGTGGCTTAGTCGGTGAACTGCGAGGCGTGGACCGCGGCGTCGGTGCCGCCCTGGCGGATGAACTTGGCGGCGGTGGCGGCCTGCCGGGACCAGATGACGTTCGTGCCGGCGTAGAGGCGGTGACCGTTGGTCGCGCTGGGCGAGGAACCGTCAAAGGTCACCATCACGTCGGCGTTTTGCACGTCGATGATGAGGTACTGCGTGGTGATGTCCCAAGTCGTGGCGAACTGTACAATGGCCGAGGAAACGGTGAGCCGCTCGTCGGCCTTGGTGCCGTTCGGCTTCGGGTAAAAGTTGACTGCTTTGGTGAGGTGCATGGCTAGTATGTAAACACGGATGCGCGGCGGACCTGACCCTGCTCGCGGATGACCTTGTCGACCTCGCGTTCCAGCGCGGCGGTCGCGTCGTTCTCAACGACTAGAGCCTGGTCAAACTGGCTTTCCGAACGGAGGTAGTCGGCCAAGCAGGCGCGGATCAGGAAGTCTCCGGTGAAGTACGGGATCTCGACCTTCGACCAGCTGGACGGAGTCGTAGTCGGGGACTGGCCGGCCGAAGTGCCGACAATGCAGTTGTAGAAATTGCCGGCGGGCGCCTTCGTGCTGCTCGGCAGGTACGAACCGCTGTCGGTCGAGGTGTCGAAGTAAACCTGCGCCCCGGCGGAGTAGTTGGCAGACGCGCTGTACGAATCGCCAAACAGGGCCGGAGCCTTGACCTTGAACTCCAGGTACACCGGCGTGGTGTCCTGCATCAGGTTCGCGTAGTCGGTCGTGGCGCTGGAATAGAGAAAGTACTTGAGCGACCGGGCGCGGGTCGTGAGACGCGGATCCTGGTCGTAGATGTCGAGCAGCTCGCCGCAATCGGACGGGAGGGCCACGGTGCGGACGCCGTTGCCGTCGACCGACACGGTCTGGGGCGAAGACACGCGGATCAGGTCCGGCCAGTAGTCGTTCTTCCAGATGTGCTCGATCCGGTTGCTCGCGAAGTCGCGAAACGTGTTGAAATTGATCGACGTGATCGCGGCACGGTCCAGCCCCGCCAGCTGCATCCAGCGGTACATCAGGGTGCTGTAGTCGACAGTGCGCATCAGGCTGCGGCGGCGGGCCGGCCGAAGCGGTCAAGGATGGCCATCGAGCCGTCTGTCGTGCTCTTGCCGTATCCGACCGACATCTTCGTCTTGCCGCCCTTTACCTCGAGTTCGTTGTCCTTCAGGAAATCGCGGATGAAAGTCTCGTCATGCCAGCACTGATACCCGAGGCGCTGGCCCCAGTAGTGGAAGGATGACGCAGGAATACGGGCGCGCAGACGGCCAAGCCCGTCCACGCCCCGGTGATAGTTCTTCGCAAGTGCTGAGGCTTTCTTGGCCTCGATCCGGCCCAGCACCATTTCACGATGCCACCCCCGCCGAAACTCATCGAGCAACGGCTTGTAGAGATCAGCGGGGATGGCCTCGATCATCGGTTAGCTCGAGAAGTCGAACTTGCCGAACGCGAGCGGGTTCTTCACGACGAGGCCGGCGACCGCCTCGATGAGGCGAGCGGGACCGCCGCCGTAGTTGGGCAGCTCGGAGACCTGCGGCAGGCTGGAGTAGCGGATCTCGCAGAGATCCATCGGAACCACGTAGCCCTTGTACGCCGCCGGCATGAAGGCGTCGGGGTGCAGGCGGAGGCGGCCGAAGTCGCCCTCAAACACGTCGACGCTCGACAGGTAGGTGGAAGCGTCAGACTCACGGTTGAACGTGCGGATGGCGCTCGAGGTGTTGGTGTTCGCGTTCTGCGAGGTCGTGAACAGCAGGTTGGTGAAGCTGCGCTTCAGCGTGCTGCCGACGATGGCATCGTAGTCGCGGAACGTGCCGGTCTGGCCCCAGATCGAGGTCAGGAGATCCTGCACGTTGGTCTCGGTCAGCGTCGAGGCAGCGGAACCGCCACCGATGATCGAGCCGGCGGGCGTGCGAAACGCGGAGGGAACCGCCGGGGTCGTGCCGCCGGAGGTGCTGATCCAGGTCCCGAGGGCCTTGGTCAGGTAGGGCACGGTGCCGTTGTCCGCCTGGCCGTCGTTGGCCGAGAGGAAGGTGGCCTCCATGTCACGCTTCATGAGCGTGATGCCCTTCGCGACCATGCCGGCGAGTTCGTCCTTGAGGCCGGCGACGATGGAGACGTCGACCGACAGCGGCGAAACGCGCACCGGGCGGCGGAACACCTGGATGTAGTTGGCCAGGAGGGCGCGGCCCGAGTTGAGATTCTGGTAGTCGCCGGAGGTGACGTCCGTGCCGTCGACCGTGCCCGTGGTGGCCGTCGCCGGGAAGTTGTCGGCCTGCCACTGCAGGTACGTGTTGCCGGGCTTGGAGCCCTTGGGGGCCATCGAGACGAAGGGGGTGTCCTTCGCATCGACCAGCGAGATGTAATCAGCGAGGTCTTCGCGCTTACCGACCTGAGTGCGCTCGTAGAGTTGAGGCATTGTAGTAGTTCCTTGGTTACAGAAACTGACTCAGCACGACATCCTTGAGGGAGTCCGAGTTGGGCGCCTTGCGGAAGCGGTTCACCGCGTCCTTCGCGTTGCGCTCTTGCGGCGTGACCGTGGGAGGCGCGATGGCGGGCCGGCTGGGCTGGGCGGGAGCCTTCTTGACCGCGGGTTTGGCCGCGGCCTGACCGGACTTCTGCCTGGCGTACTCGGACTCGCGGGCCTGCGCGCCGCGGAGGTAATCGCCGACGACCATCTTGTAGTCGGGGAATTTCCGCAGCTCGGGGAACGCCTTCAGCATGTTCTGCGCGGCCTGGTACTCCCGCGAGGTCTTGTCCTTCCACCAGCTGTAGGTGGACTCGGCCTGCGGGTCGATCTGCGCCCTTGCCTGCACGTACTGCAGCTGCCGCGGCAGGTGTTCCTCGAGCGCGTCGATGGCATTCAGCTTGATGCGGCGAATGTCCTCGGCGCTGTACTCGGTCTCCTTGCCGTTGGCGTCCCGAACGGTGGTGCCGTCGGGGTGCTCCTCCGCCCACCGGCGGACCTTGCGGGCCTCGGAGATGGCGGAGTCGACGTCCGCCTGCGTCTGGAGGTGCAGGTACGGATTGTCGGGCGTTGGGCGGACGGGGGCGTCGTCGACCGCCGGCTTGGCGTCGAGCTTCTGCTTCAGCGCGTTGATCTCGGCTTCCAGCTGCGCGGCCTTGGCCTCGGCGGCCTTCCGTGCGGCGGTCAACTTGTCGATGCGCTTCTGCGCCCCCTTGGGCAGACCCTCCTCGGCGGCGGGTTCCTCGGCCTTGGCCTCTGGCGCCTCGGCTTCCGAAGTCTCCTCGTCGGATGTCTGTTGAGTCAGTTCCTGAGAAAGATCGTTGGTGTCTTCGTCGGCCTCGGCTTTTGCCGGGGCTTCCTCGGACGTTTCTTCCACCGGCTTTTCCTCGGCTTGCGCCGGGGCAGGCTTGGCGGGTTCCTCTCCTGGCTCGTTCAGGAAACTCTTCCGAAGCAAAGCACTGAGCTTCGCCTCATCGAGTGCGCCGAGCTTTTCTCCCACGGAGGTTGTCAGAGGCTTTTCCGCTTCCGTTCCGTTGGCCGGAGCGGCCTCAACTGCGTTGTCTGTCGGCATGGTGTTTTGCGACCGCCAAGAGGTCGTGACAGCGTTGCTCAAAGGCGCAGCGCAGAAGGCCCGTGCGCGTAGGTTGCGGCACGGGCTGTCGCGAGACTAGGGAGTCGGGAAGGTCGGGTAAGGTCTACCCACCTTTTGCTGCGATCATCCCGCAGAGCCGCGGCGGCGCAGGGCTTCCTCGCGCAGCTGGTGCAGCGAGATCAGGAAGTCGTTCATGGCCTCCGCCCGGCCGGAGGCGTGGACGCGATGCTCGCCCAACGTCTCTCGGCTGATGGCCGTCTCGACCTCGTCCTGGATGCACTCATGACAGTGGGCCATGAGTGCGTCCCAGAGCTTGTTCTGGCCCTCGAAGCCAAAGGCCTCAAGCAGGTCGGGCTTAATCATGCGGCGGCGTTCTGCTGCATCGGCTCAACCCCGATCCGGCCGACCTGCTTGTTCTTCTGCTGGGTGGCCGAGAACTGCAGGTTCTGGACGTACTTCTGCAGCAGCTGCTGGAAGTTCGGGTCCTGCTGGGCCGCCGACTGGGCCTTCGGGTTCGACTGCATGACCTGCTGCACGTAGCCCAGCTTGGTCTGCGCAGACGGATCGTTTTCGACGTAAAGCGCCTCGTTTCCGAGCATCATCATGCCGATGTCGCTCTGCACCTGCTTGAACATCTGCTGCGAGGCTCCGGCCTGGTCGACCACCATGTCGCGGGCGGCATCGGGCGAGATGGCCGCGGTGATCGCCTGGATGAGTTTGTTGCGGTCGATGACTCCGCCGGCGTCGAGCGGGATGACAAACTGCGAGATGGCCTGCAGCTTCTTCAGGACGTAGTCGTCGTTCATCTCGCGGACGTCGAACTTCAGGACGAAGTCGAACTGGCCAGCAATCTCCGAGATGTTGCGCGGCAGCGAGCCGCCGGTGATGCGCATGATCTCCTCCTCGGGCAGGTACTGCAGGCAGAGCTGGAAGGTCTGGCTGAAGATGCGCGACCAGGT